TACACTCCGGCGAATCTTATTCCCGAAGGCGCTCCGGCTGCTACGTTCAGTTCGAAAGAGAAGCGGTCGGAGGTCCGGGCAAAAGGCGCTGCTGCCCGTGTCCGCTTGCGGGGCACATATGGGCGATTAATTAAACAGGTTGCAGAAGGTATTGTAACGCGGGAAGTGCGGCGGATAAAGGATAACATCGGCAAGCTAGGGACTAGGGGCAAAAAAGAATTTCAGAAATGGTTGAACGAGTTTTACGAAGGCAATCAGCGCGATTATATCGTTAGCAATTATTCCCCGGTAGCAGCGTCCTATTCCGAAGAAGTTACTCGGCTGGCGTCGAAAGAAGTGACTGTTGACGATGATATCAAAAAAGAAGTCGACAAGTTCACAAAGGAATACGTTGGCACATATGCGAAGCGGCATATAAGCAGTTCATTGGGGCAGCTTAACAAGATACTTGATTCCGATGATATCGAAGATAAGAGCGAGGCGATTATCGCCAGGATGGATGAATGGGATGAAACGAGGGCGGATAAGATAGCCCGTGATGAGAGGGTGAGACTGGGCGATGCCGTTGCAAGCGTTGTGTTCTTTTCTGCTGGTGCTGCGCTTATGTGGTATGCAACTGGCAGCGATCCTTGTCCGTTTTGCCAGGATCTTGACGGCAAGGTAGTTGGGCGAAACGAGCCGTTTGTATCAGACGAGGATATAACAACCTCTGGCGGAACGATGCATGTGTACGGGGCGAAAATCCATCCGCCCCTACATGACGGTTGTGAATGTACGATTGTGCCGGAGTGATGGGAGGATGTGATGGGGGAGGAAAAGCAGGCATATTTAGAAACCCGTTCCGTGCTATTAACGAGGGCGAGTGTAGAGAAGTCGGACGATGATGAGTTGCCGGTTATCCGGTCAACTGCGGCGGTGTTCGAACAGCTATCCGATCCGATATTCAGCTTCAGGGAGAAGATAGAAAAAGGCGCTTTCGCCCGGGCGTTAAAAGGCGGCGATACGCGGGCGCTTATCAATCACGATTCTAACCTGTTAATGGGTAGGACGAAAAGCAAGAAACTATCCAACGGGAAAAGGACGCTTGAACTATGGGAGGATGAGAAGGGGTTGCAGGCGGAGAATTATCCGCCTGATGTAGAGTATGCCCGCGGCCTGATGGAGCTCGTCAAGCGCGGCGATCTTAACCAGGCGAGCATACAGTTCTACGTTGAGAAAGAGAGATGGGAAGGCACGCTGGATGAACCTATCCGCGTGCTCGAAAAGATTAACCCTCTGCTGGATATTTCTTACGTTACGTTCCCGGCCTATCCACAGACCAGTGTGGATGTACGGTCGATGCTTGGGATTATGGGCGTTGACATGCAGGAAATGCGGCGTGTGGTAGCAAAGGGGCATCGGGGTTTAACCCTGAACGATGGCGAGAGAGATACCATTAAGAGGGCAATGGAAATCTGTGAACGCATACTTGTATCCGATCCAGATGGGTCTGATAGCAGGGACGATGTGGATGATGGGGGGCTTCTGAAGGTTCGGGAGCATGACATGATCCGCCTGCGGTTGCGGAGGATGATGACGTTATTGGGATGATGGGAGGCGGAAGATGTTTGATGCGAAGAAGCTCAAAGAGCTTCGAGATGAGTTCAACAAGCTGTTTGCCGAAAACAAGGAGCTTGTAAGTGAAGATGAGGGTGGTCAGTTGCGCTGGAAGGAGGAAGGCAGCGAAAAGAAGTTTGACGAAAACGAACAGCGGATGACCGAACTCAAGGGAATGATTGACCGGCTGGAGAAGCTAGAGGAGCGTGAGAGCTACCTGGATGCTTCGCCACATGAGCCGGTCAAGCCGGAGGGTAACGACGGCAAGCCAGCGGAGAAGATTACCGTTGGCGAGGATAGGTCGAAGAACAGCGCGGCAGAGTTTGGGAAGTTCCTTCAGGAGGTTCGTGACGGCAACCCTGCTGGTGTAGAGATTAGAGCTGCAAGCGGGCAGAGTGAGGGATCACCTAGCGGCGGCGGGTTTGCGGTTGGTACTGATACCACAACCAAGATCATGGATATTGCACATGAGACCGGGATCCTCCAGGGCATGTGTGACAACATCACGATAAGTAGCAACGCAAACAGTATGAAGATGCCGAAGGTCGTTCATTCGAGTCGTGCGGATGGTTCGCGTCCGTTGCGTGGATACTGGACTTGCGAAGCGGCTCAAAAGGAATCAAGCACATTCGAGTTGGAGCAGTTAGAGCTGTCCCTGAACAAGCTCACTGTTTTGGTCTATGTGACCGATGAGCTGCTTCAGGATACATCTGCTCTTGGTTCGTTTGTAACGAAGAAGGCTGGCGAGGAAATTGGGTTCAAGATGGATGATGCTATTATCAACGGTTCCGGTGCTGGTATGCCTTTGGGTGTTCTTAACGCGCCGTGCCTTGTTAGCCAGGCGAAGGAACCCGGCCAGACGGCTGCTACCATCGTCTATAACAACTTGAATAAGATGTACTCGCGTGTGTGGCCTATTTCGAGAGGTAGGGGCGTATGGATATATAACGCCGAAACCGAGCCTGAACTGCGCAAGGTTTACATTCCTACCGGCTCCGGCGGAACACCCGTCTGGATGCCTGCTGGTGGGATATCCGGCGTTCCGTATGCCACGATATTCGGACGCCCGGCGTATCCTATCGAACAGTGTGCCGCACTTGGTACTGTCGGCGATATTATATTCGGCGATTTCAGGGAATATATGCTCGCCACAAAGGGCGGGATTCAGGCCGCTACGAGTATCCATATCAGATTTGATTATGACGAAACGGCATTCCGGTTTGTATTCAGAGCCGATGGGCAGCCCTCGTGGAGCAGTGCTTTGACGCCTTACAAGGGTAGTGCAACCGTATCGCCGTTTGTCGCACTGGCTACAAGAGCCTAATAAAAGGGAGGTGTATTTTGAGTAATTTCAAAGAACAGCATCATATTCCGATGATAGTAACTTCCAGCGAACAGGCAGATGGTGGTGATATGTTTGCCGGGAATATCACGACTGATATTTTCAGCATGAAGAATTACCGCGAGGCGTATCTGATTGTCAAGAAACTCGATGGTGCGGTAGGAACTGCAACTGTCACTTGTGAGAGTTGTGACGATACCACTCCCACGACTAACACGGCCATAGCGTTCGAGTATCGTAAGCAGACAACCACCGATACGTTCGGTGCGTGGACGGCGGTTAGCACATCAGGGCAGACTATTGCAGCCGGAGCAAACGAAATATGGGAGTTCCGGGTTGATTCGAGCATGTTGACAAGTGGCGATAGCTACTGTCGCTTTGTGCTCACCGAGGTTGATAGCACGGCTGTTGATGGTGCGACATTCTGTCTTTTGACGAATCCGCGCTATGCAGAGGATATTCCAATTACCGTGCTAACGTAATAGTACCTTTCGTCCGGCTCGGACATCCGGGCCGGACGCCCTACGGGGCGAAAGGAGAATAAGACCATGTGGCACGAACAGGTAATAAGCGGAGCGAAGGTATATTGGGATACGCACAGACGGCGTTGGGTAGATGCCTGGGGGCCGAATGTTATCAAGTACATTCAGGATTTCGTTTCACTTCCAGAAGATGATACAACGCACGATCCGTCCGAGTGGACGTGCACGATGACAGAGGATGGGGCGGGCACGACAAGCGCCGTTCTGAACACAGTTGCAGGCGGTGAGCTTTTAATTACAACCGCCGGCGGTGAGTATGATGGTATCAATATGCAGCTAAAGGGTGAGGCGTTTGGGCTGGAAGCGGACAAGCCAACGTATTTTGGTATCAAGTTAAAGGTTGATGACGCAACACAGGTTGATCTTGTTACCGGACTTTGTATAACCGATACCACGCTAACCAATGTTGACACATCGCATGCAACGGCATTAAGCGATGGCGTATATTTCGAGAGCCTTGATGGGGTAACTACTACGACGTGCGTAACGGAGAAAGCTAGCTCGGAAACGACAAGCTCATCCGTTGGCACGCTGGATACCAGTTATCACATATACGAATTCTATTGTGATGGAGTGACAAAAGTTTACTTCTACCTTGACGGGGTGGAGGTCGCTACGAGCATAACGAACATCCCAACAGAAGTTCTTACACCGAGCATCACCGTTAGGGCTGGTAGTGATGCTGCCAGAACGTGCGCTGTTGATTGGCTGCGAGTGATACAGCTACGGTAAAAAGGTGGGAGCAATGAAGGCGCGAGGGGTTCAAGTTCGACTTAAAAAATCGGGTAGGGTTGTGATGATGACGTGGATGAAGGCTGCTCATGCGGTGGCATCCGGTAAGGCTGAATACCTCGCGCCAGAAATTACTACGGCCATTCCGGGAGAGTGTGCCGTTATAAAGACGGCCACTCCCGGAGGCTGTAGAGGGGGCTGGTAAAAGGTGGATACTAGAAGTTGGACAGTTGAGACAGCGCCCAGTGCGGAGCCGATATTGAAAGCGGCAGCCAAGACACATATGCGTATCACCGTTACTGACCATGACGATTATATTGACGCGCTGATAATAGCTGCCAGAAAGACAACGGAACACCTGACCGGGCGGGCATTGATTACACAGACGATTGAGTTGCGGCTGGATAGGTTCCCAACAACGATATATCTGCCGCGAGGCCCGGTGCAATCGGTTACGTCAATTAAATATTATGACACCGCCGGTGATGAGCAGACGTTGGATGCGGCAGAATATCAAACGGAATTATATTCAGATCCACCGCGTATTGAGCCGGAGTACGGGTATTCATGGCCATCGACACAGGACAGGATGGCGGCGGTTACGGTTAAGTATATAGCCGGGTACGGCGATGCTGGTACGGATGTGCCGGATGATTTGATACATGCATTGAAGCTGCTTGTAGCTCATTGGTTCGAAAGTAGTGAACCGGTTATCTCTGGCAGCATACCGCGTGATGTAGAAATGACGTATAACTTTCTCATTAAGAATTACAAAGTCAGACTGCCGGGGTAATGATGCACGCTGCCGATTTGAGATATTTGATAGTCATTCAGGAACCTACGACTGACCGTAACAGCTATGGCGAGGACGTTCCTACGTGGTCGGAATTAGACACGGTCTATGCTGCGGTGGAACCATTAAGCGGTCGGGAACTATTTGAGGCGCAGCATGAAATCACGGAAGTCATGGTCAAGTTTACGATACGTTATCGCGATGATGTAACCGCCGTGATGCGAATATCATTCGATAGCGATATATACAATATCAAAGAAGTTATAAACGTGGATGAAAGGGATCGCATGCTAACCCTGCTTGCGATCAAAAACGAATGAGCCGTTTGAACCATTTATGAGCCATATGAGCATAGCAGACAAAAGGCATAAGGTAACAATACAGCAGCAGGACGTATCCCGCAATTCGTATGGTGAAGAAGTTGTGGAATGGTCTGAATACCAGCAGGTGTTCGCACAGGTTCAGCCGTTACGCGGGAACGAGAGATATGCGGCGCAGCGATTGACAGAGGAGCGGATAACAAAGTTTCTGATTCGGTATATATCTGGCGTGGCTACAGAGATGCGGATCATCCACCGCAACAAGGCATATTATATCAATTCGGTTTTGAATATGGGTATGCGGAATAGGGAGCTGCAAATATTGACCACGAGTGGCATTGAAGATGTGGTGGGTGACTTGCCGGAGGTCACAGCACAAGAGGTTTCATTTGAGAATAATACATCGGTCAATTTCCAGTGTACGACTAACGTGGATACGGTAGCCCAATACTACTACAAAAAAGAGGGCACGGATATATGGATAATAGTTCCAAGCCCAACGACTTATACAGACACATATCAGACTACGCCGCATATCCATAATGTTAGTGGGCTAGATGCTACAACAACGTATCTATGGAAACCGAAGGTAAAGGATGAATATAGCAATACAGCATTCGGCGATGTGTACTATTTCATAACTGGCAATGGCGGGGCTGGCTATAAAGGGGATATTTATCTGCCATGAAAAAGTATCATTATGAGAACATACGCGGGTTTGACAGGGTAATACGCAAGTTCAATAAGCTAGAAAACGCTTTCGGCGGCGATGGGTATAAACTTGAAGGCGTACTATTTGAATGCGCCAAGATGATACGCGATAGCGCGAAGAAGAAGGTTCCCGTTAGAACGGGGCAGTTGCGTGATGCGATTGTGGCAAAGAAGTTTTCATATCGGATAAAGGACAAGCCCGCTGCATTTGCAGCTATTGATTACGGTACGAAGGCAACGGTATTAACGCTTTACGGCCACCTTGTTGAATTCGGCACGGTAAAATCTGGCGCTCATCCGTTCTTCCGGCCAGCGGTAACGGAGAATAGGCAAAGGATTATAGATAGAATCAAGGGCGAAGCTAAACGTATGGTGCATGCTTCTGTGAGGGGTTGAGGGGTTAGTGGATTTTAACGAATCGTTTTATGCTGAACTAGCAGCAGACACTGATATAACAGACCTGGTGGGCGGGGCGAGCGATCCGAGAATCTATCCCGTAAAAGCACCGCAGGATTCAGATATGCCGGTTGTGCTGTTTCAAACCATATCCGGGATTATGCCGCATCTTATGGGATCTGATGACGGATTCGGCGCAAGGATAATGCAGGTGGCAGCATGGGGTGATACGCTGGCGAGTGCGCGGGGTGTTGCCGATAAGGTAAAGGCATGCTTGCAGGATTTCGCTGGTACACTGGGCGGCGATGGCGGCGTGACGATACAGCGGATATTCCTAGAAACCCCGCCGATTGAGAGCTTTGATCCGAACGCTGGCACAGAGGGGTTTTGGGCAGTGATACAGGATTTCACATGTTGGATTGAGGAGTAAAGATGAGCAAGATGGGAACCCTGAACATTGAATTACAGAATGCCCTGATGATGCTACGGGCAAATGCGGATGCCCTAGTGCTATCTGTCGATGCTGCATTAAAGATTATCGAAGGCGCTTCACAGCAGGAATCTGTCGAGGAGTGGACAGAGTGCCACCATCCGTTAGAAGCGCGGCATGACATATCGACTATGGGTAACAGGGAATTTATATGCAGGAAATGTGGCAAAACGATATCGGAGAAGGAACACCCGGAATACTTCCCGGATTATGAAGGAGCCAACGATGAGTAAGTATGTATTAAGCGATTGCGGGGTTTATGTAGCAGAGTACGACTTATCCGGGGATCATAATGCGATAAGTCTAACCGAGAGCGGAGCGGTGCTTGATGCTACCACGTTCGGCTGTTCCACAAGGGTTAATGCCGGGGGGTTGTCTGATATCGCATTGACTGGCGAGGGATATTGGGAAAGCGGTTCCGGGGATTTAGACGCGGCATTGAACGATGTGCTGATGGTGCATGATGAGCTGATAACGATAGCGCCACAGACAACCGATGCTGGCGATGCTGCAAAGTTTTTTAAGTCTCTGACTAGCACATATACGCCGATGACCGGATCGGTGGGCGAACTGCTAAAGTTTAACATCGGTGCTTCCGGTCGATCGGTTCTAGCTAATGGGAATATTCTCGCAAATGAAAAGGTGACTGTTACCGGCAATGGTACAGCTTATGAGTTAGGGGCAGTCGGGGCGGCGGAATATCTTTACGGCGGCGTGCATGTAACAGCGTTTGATGGCACGTCGATTGGATTGACAATAGAAAGCGATGACAACGAGAGCTTCACGTCTGCCACGACAAGGATAACATTTACGATTGCGTCTGATGTGACGGCAGAGTGGGCAACCCCGGTGTCGGGCGCGATAACAGATACATGGTGGCGAGCTACCTGGACAGTAGTGGGTACGTCAATGGATGTAGTGTTTGTGATGGCGATACAGTGATGAAGTAACGGCCAATGGGCATGTGATGTGGAGGTGCAGGGATGGCCAAGTATGTTTATAAGAATGCTCACTTTGTATGGGACAGCGTTGATCTTTCTGACCATGTGAGAGTTCTAACCCTCACAGAGGGCGGTGACGTTTTGGATGATACTGGTATGGGGGACGACACGCGGTCGAATGCAGGCGGATTAAAAAACTGGAGTATCGACGTGGAACTGTTCCAGGATTTCGCCGCCGGTGAGGTTGATGCAACATTGAACACGGACGTAATGACTACCAAGACGGTGACAATCAGACCGGATACCGGGGCGGTTGCGGCAACAAATCCGCAGCGGTCTGGTACTGGTCTGCTTTCTAGTTACAACCCGCAGGCTGGCACGGTCGGGGATATGGCAATAGCTACTATCCATATCGACTGTGCTGGCGATTTGGAACGCACAACCAGCTAGGAGGTTGGTATATGGGCGAACAGAAGAAAAGCCTTCGGGACATCTGTTTCGAGGCGGATGACATCAAACGTGAGATTGTCCACCTTCCCGAATGGGGAATGAAGATTGAAGCGCGGACAATATCAGCGGAGGATTATGCCTGGTTGACGGTTATTGCCAACGAATCAGGCCGCACTGATTACCGTTCTCTGTTCCCCGATATTGTTGTGGCCGGTTCATACGTTCCCGGTGACGGGGATGAAAAGGTGTTCAAGCCGGAGGATGCAGAGAAGCTGAAGAAGAAAAGCAACGCACCGATGAAACGGTTAGCGGATGCTATTCTGCGCCTGTCGGGTATGAGTGCAGAAGGTGTTGACGAATTAAAAAAAGACTAGAGGGTGGGGGTTGGCGATTCAACCTATTTGCACTAGCAGATAGGAAGGGAATGACGGTAAGGCAGTTTATTCGAGAGGTAGGGAGCAGCAGGGAAATAGCGGAGTGGATGATATTCTATGAGATGACCGCTCCGCCGATAGATGGGTAGTGTGGAAGATGGGTTTGTTTGGCGGTTCGCTAGGTTCGCTGTTTGTAAAACTAGGCGCTGATACATCGGGCTTCCGGCGTAGTCTCAAAAGGGCGGAAGGTGATTTAAGTTATACAAGCGGCAGGTTGAACTCTTTTGTTAAGATTATGAGGACTGCCGTCCCTGCTGCTGCGATAGTGGCTGGCACGGCATATATAGCGCTAGTCAAAAAGACGGCTGCATGGGGCGATAAACTTGCCAAGACAGCGAAGCAACTAAACATAACAACTACGTTCCTCTCTGAAATGGAATATGCTGCTAATATCAGCGGTTCCACCCTCTCCGATTTGCAGAACGGTATCAGGCGGATGTCAAAAGCGGCGGCGGATGCCCGCGATGGAATGGCCACGTATATCCGGGCGTTTGATCGGCTAGGTATATCCGTTGTGGATACTAACGGCAAACTGAAAGACGGCGAAACGCTGTTTCTCGAGGTTGCCGACAGGATGTCGAAGCTCGAAGATTCCACCCTGAAAGTTGCTACCGCGCAGGATCTTCTCGGTCGAGGCGGTGCAAGGTTGATACCGCTGCTTGATCAGGGTGCTGCCGGTATAGCCAAGCTACGCAGACGCGCGGAGGAGCTTGGGGTATCGCTGGATAAGACATCGGCAGAAAACATGGAGGAGTTTGTCGATGCAATGACAGACCTCAACGCTGCGTTTAAGGGCATTGCTATTGGAGCCGCTCCTTACTTAAAAGAGCTTGCCAGGATGATGGAGCTGAGTATTAACCCGCCTGCCATTGGTTGGCGAGATTTTTTCATAGCACTCCGCGATGCTGAATATATAGCAGTCGGGGGCACGGGCGCTCCGCCATCATTGGCGGGGTATTTAAAACAAATACAGGAGGCCAACCGGCTGGTCGCCGATCTGCGCGATGTTGAGGATATCGAAGCATATCAGGCGGATGATCTTAACAAAAAATATGATGAGCGTTATAAAAAGACCAAACAGCTAACACAGACCTATGGCGAATTAAGCGAAGCAACTATCAAGCTGAATGATGTTACGGCCTCGCAGGTTTGGTTGCAGAGTGAAGTCGCACATGGATTAAAGGGGCTTGCGAGAGATACAAAAGAATACAGCGGCGAACTGATAATCGTAACCGATGAAACAAAGCAATGGTTCAAAGAGATGTCCGAGAAGGCGCGTTATTTCGCCGATGCATCTACCAATGCCCTGTTTGATTTGTATGATGGCGTGCGAGCTGGCAAGGGTGTGTTCGAATCGCTAGGCAACGCCATAACGCGGTTCGCTGAACAGGCCATATATGACATTCTCCGCGTGAAACTTTACAGCTCATTCTTAAATATATTCAGCGGCGGACAGGGTCAAGAGGTTGGGAATATTATCGGCAGCGGCGTTGCAAGCGGTGGTTATTCCTTAATGAAATCCGCTGCTCCACCTTCATCTGTTCAGATTATCGACCAGCGTGGTGGCGGTGCACCTGATATAGAAACGCAATCAGGCAAGGGGCCAACCGGCGAAGAAGTCCTTAAAGTTATCATCCGCGATACCATGAAAGCGGAACACCTGTCCGGTCGAATGCGAAATGTTATG